AAATTTGATGAAGGTGATGGTGGTAGCACAGCACACTCAGGTGTTGCACAGAGAATTGCCCAATATGAATTGACTCTAGAAGCAGGCAAATCAACACTGGCATTAAATTACAGAGATGATGACAACACAGGTGCCGCAAACAACACAGCCACACTGTTTAAATTTAAAAATTCAACATCAGAAACAGCCACAGCAGGCACACAGAATGCACCTGATGTTATGCAGTTGGGTGTTGATTTAGACACTAACGGCAATCAGATCACAGCATCAGCCTCAGGTGAAATTAGGCTTGGTGATGGTGCTAACAAATATGCCGCAGTTGATCTAAGCACTGAAAAATTGGTTATGGGCAACATTGGTCTTGATATGAATGATGAAAACATCACCACATCAATCACAAATGGTGACATAAAATTAAGACCCAATGGCACAGGTGGAGTTAGAATTGGAGACACAGACACTGATGTTGTTTTAAGTACCAATGGCAGTGGTGCTTTGACAATACAAACCAGTGGTGGCAACAAAGATATTACAATAGATCCAAATGGCACAGGAACCACATATGTGAGAGCAATGAGAGTAAATTCATCTAATTTCTTTGATATGCCTCAATTTAGAAGACAAGGCACTAGTCAAGGTGATTACAATTTAGAAGTTTCAAATGACTCTACATCTACTGCTATCACGGCAGGACAGCCAGGCGGTTGTTTTGGTTTCTCACACTATTCAAATGGTTATACTAACCCCAACTATGCAGGTTATGATGCTTATTATGTGGGCTCAATCAATGCTATTGTAGGTGACGAAGGCACATTTGGATCTGCAGGTGAAAACAACAATGCTATAAGACTTTACACATATCAAGATCAATATGGTTTTGCCACAAACAATGTGGGTGAGTTTAGATATGCTTCAGCAAGTTTGATGAAAGAAACACTGAAGTTTGACAACACTTCAGGTGTAATCACTATTGAAGCCGCAACAGCAAACGATGATCTAAAACTAAAAGCAACAGGCACTGGTAATGTGTTAGCAGATGCTCCATTTATTTTAAAACATCTTTCATCAGATCCAACAGGCTCAAATGGTATGATGTACTACAACACAACTTCAAACAAATTCAGAGGTTATGCCAACGGTGCTTGGACAGACTTACACTAATGGATAAATTAAAAATGGAAACTTGGTCAAAAGAAAGATTAGATACTGAAAAAAGATTGACGCAAGTTGAACTTGACACTAAAATTATAAGAGGCGACATAACACAAATAAAAAACAATCACCTCAAACACATTGAAAAATCAATGGATAATATGGATCGCAAAATAGAAAAACTAGATACTAGAGTTTGGGCTATATTGTTTGGTATTGTGATGTTAGCAATATCAAATGTTGTTGCTACTTTGCTTGGATAGTGTTTAGTCATGATGAGTGCGTTTGTATTAGATAATCAACCTTACGGGTGTAAACAAATATCTTATCCTACAAATTATTTGAGAAATAATTTTAATTTTTATCCACCAATACATTTTGTGATCTACAAAAAAAATAGTGTCTTGAGACGATACGAAGCAATTTCAAATTTGAATGTTAATTTTTTTCACAGCACTGGTAACATTGTGATGGCCTGCAATGGTTATGATGAACAATTTACAAAAAAATTAGTAGAGATAAATCAATATTTTGTAGATTTCAAAAAATACATGGTGATTACCAGCAATACAAACAGCCAAACTATTGAACAAATAAAAGATTATTATGAAGCAATTGGTTACAATTGTTTTGATTGCACTACAAATGTCAAACAACAATTTATAGAGCTAGAAAAATCATTTGTACACAAACCTATATTGTTGCCTCACAATGAAAAGTTTGCTCTAGATTTAAGAGGAAACTTTCAAGTGTTTAATAAAAAATTTCCAAATTACACTCACCCGTATGCACAATATCGTCAACTTAAAAATTTTATAGTTGATGCAAAAAAATACAAAGAGCTAGGTAAACTGGGGAATAAAAGCCGTTATAAACAAGCATAGACGCCTTTTAAGCGGGGTCAAACGGTGTAGCTGGAGTGTTGTACTACCCGTGTTTTTTTCTTGCTTGTTCTAAAACTTTTAGTGGGTCAACAGGTTCGGGTTCTTTGAAACCCAATGCTTGTTGCACTGCTTTGCTCAAACTATTGTCGTTGGTTCTGTGTTGCACAATAGCCCAATTTTTTTTCCTGCCCAATCTGTTCAGCAAAGATCTGATTGTTTGTATGATGTCTTTTTGCACATTGTCTAGATCATACTCTTGATCAAACATATCACCGTGTATCCAATCCACAACTTTCTTGTTGTCAGCCCACAGACTCAATTTGGTTCCTGCTGTTGCACCCATTTCAACTGCGTGTTCAAGTGCAGTCTGTATTGCAACCAGTTCTGCTGTGTTTACATCTGTTGTTGGTAAATCTGTTGTCACTGGTTCAATGTTGTTTTTGTTTTCTGTTGAAGTACCATCAATACCACAAATTGTTTTTGTTGTTATCCTACCACTGAAGCCTGATGAACAACTATCATCTTTTTGTAAGGCTGATGTGTAATAAGTTATTTTAGCCATAAATTCTCCTTGTTAATTAAACTACTGCTTATTTATGATAAATAATTGTATGGCTAAACCAGCATTCAATATTATGTTGTCAAAAACAATAAGCAACAAACACACGACCAAAGAGTTAGAGATTATGAATCTAGACAAAGGTTATATGGTCATGCCGCGTGATCAAAATTTATTTTTAAAACTTTCAGAAATATGGAAATCAGATTTTTCTGTAAGAAACAAAACATATGCAACATTGTTTTATTTTCAAAAAGGCAGTGCTATAGTCAAAGCACAAAAATTAAACAAGTTGTTCAACACAGATATTTTTGTGGCTAAAGAAATGAGTTTTACGGCTCAAGATCAAATAACTTTGAAAACATTGAGTCACTAGCAATGTAATCACGCTTGTCAATAAGTTGTTCTGCTTTCTGTGTAACCTTGACATGACTATAATGTTTTTCTAACATCTTGATACTGGTACCCATCTGTAGTGCAACAGCACCCCAGTCATTAGTTTGTTGCAATCTTTCTGTAGCGTAGGTGTGCCTCAAACTATACTGCACTCTTTTTTCACCCTGTGAGTTGTATTCTAGACCTGACCATTTTATGAAATTACCCCATATGTTGCTAAAGTCTTTGTGGTTAGGCCATAAGTCTTTTTGCAAGGAAATACCTTGTTTTTTGTACCTATCAACGCGATTATCTATGATATTTTTGCACACAGGATCAGCCAAAACCAGCCTAGCATTGACCTTGTTGGTCTTACCTTTGATGCTGATTAAGTAACAATTATCGCCATTTTTGGTCTTGTAGTTTTCTAGTTTGTCAGTGCCTATGTTCATCAACTCCTCTGGTCTGCAACCAGTACCTAACATCAACAAACAATAATCACGCAAATCAGTCCTGCTGGTCAATATACGATTATCAGGTGATCTATCAATAAACTCTCTTAACTTGCTGTCTAATTTTTTTATTTCATTGCTGGTAAAATGTGGACGCCTGTTAGTATCAACACTGCCCAGTTCAATGTCCGGCATATCTGTCTTGCTAATCTCTCCATCTCTGATTGCTGTCTTGTAGATCATTCTCAACACATTTAGTTCTAGTCTGATGGTGTTATCACTGGGCTCCCATTTTAAAAAATTTGTGCTACGCCATTTCTTGTAGTTGGTTATGTGCCTGATAGATATTTCATTCAAGTTCTTGCCTTTGAAAAATGGATTTAGATATCGCCTGATAGTACCATCAACACCTTTGTATTTTCTTAACAGCGTTTTGTTTTTTGTTTTGTCAATTGACTGCAAGTAACGATCAGCCATCTTGCTGAACTCCACATTGTGTATTGAAACACCTTGCTTGATCTTGTACTTGCTTTGATCATATAGATCAGTTGCAATCTGTTTGGCTTCATCTAGATTTGCTGTGCCGCTACTTTTTCTGATTGGTTTGAAACCTTTTAGATTGATGTAGATCTGATATGCATTGCTACCATCTCTTTTGTGTAGTGTTATTGCTCCGTCTCTTAATTTTATCATTGTGTAAAATATGTGTAAAACATATATGAAAGCATAATAAGATCAACCTTAAATTAACCTAGTAAAATAAAGGTTTTTTGTTGTGTTTGTTAGGTTTTTTTACTGAAGTACTTTTTTACAAATGTTCTTGTGTAGTCAGATTGTTCCGTAGTTGTTGGATTATTTTGTGTAAATTTTTGTTGTGTAAAGATTGTGTAAAATGTTTTGTGGTGCCGGCACACGGATTCGAACCGCGGACCTGACGATTACAAATCGCCTGCTCTACCAACTGAGCTACGCCGGCATTTATTTTGCAGTGACAATATACTAAAAAATTATTATAACAAGATCAATGGACAAAATAAAAAACGAATTGATGGTTAAAATCATACAAGACTATCGCTTTGGATTAGCTGACCACAGAGACGAATTTGTTCACAAAATAGTTGAACAAGTTGAAAACGGAGAAATAAAAAAAGAGGATCTGCTTGAAGCAGAAAAACATCTAGTAGAATGGGAAAAAGACATCTGGGAGTTTGGAAAACTAAAAGGCGATTACAACGATGCATTCATATACAACTATGTGGCGTTGGCTATGAACGATGTTTTTGATAGGCTAGATGATAATGACGATTAATTATACCAATTTACAATAGCATATCTTGTACCAAATGTGATTGGGCTTACAGAATGTGGAAACAAGAAATTACTAGGAAATATCAACACATCTCCTGTAACTGGTTCTACTTCTTTAACTAAAAGGTCTCCTTGATCACTCCAAAACTGAAACTTACCGCCCATGTACTCATCATTCAAAATGACGCTCACAGACAGCGTTCTGGCCGCTCCAGCATAATGATCCACATGAGTGTTGAACCTACCATTGACATCATATTTTAAAAATTGGCTGTCAACTTTGTTTACTGCTGGTACGAAAGGAAAACGCTTTCTATACATATTGATTGCGTCATGTAAAAAATCATCAAGCAATTTGTTTTCTTTAACAATCTTTACTTTGCAATCTCTATGACTTTTTAAAACCCTGTCACCAACTGCTGTTGCACTGGTGGCTTGATACATATCTTTGTCATACAGCTCAATCATCTGTTTGCATTGTTCTGCACTGAACATTGGAAACACCTGGATAAACTCGCTGACTAGGTATGATGTTCTTACTTTATCTTGCATATAAATACTTATGACTCAAGTTTATTTCCTGCTCCTATACTATTATCTGGCATGGCTTGAGTCACCTTTTTATATAGTAACAAATCAAGGGCTAGGGAGGGAGACTAAACTAGCCTTTGATTAGAAGGAATCGTAAATGAACAAAAACAAAGTTGAACAAGAGTACACAGAGATACTAAAAAAAATAGCGGAAGATTATTTTGACAAAGAAGTTGATCATGCACATGAGTTGTTTAGTGATGCGGCTTGGCCTGCACAAGATGATCCACACTACATCAAGAAAACCACATTTGTGATCAATGCTAGAACGGCACATTTGAGATTGTTAAAAAATTTAGCACAACATATCAGCGGTGCAGTACACCCACAAGGTGAAAACAATATGCTTGAAAAACAACAAGCAGACAATCTTATGAAACAGGCCAAACAAAGAATTGCAAACAAATTAAAAAAAGATGATGACGAAGCAAAAGTCATCAACATAGATCCCAAAGCACAATAATGATCAATGGCGGATATTTCTTTCAAAGAATTTGTGGATGTGCAAAACATCATAGACGGTAGAGAAACACCTGAACTGCATATAAAAATTTGTGATTGGTTAGAAAAAACACAAGACGAACCTAGACGAATTTTGCAAGTGTTTAGACACGCAGGTAAATCACATTTGACCTGTTTGTACATTGTGTGGCGTTTGCTTGTTGATCCAAACTTTCAAGTGATATTGATCTCTGCAAAAAGAAACATTGCATTGAGAAACAGCTTGATGATCCGATCTATCATAGAAACAAATCCCTTAACAAAACATTTGAAAAATGATTTGTATCAATGGCAAGCACAGAACTTTACCGTTGATAGAGAAGTAGTATCACTTAACCCAAGTGTGGCCATATCCAGTTTGGGCTCACAA